CGAGACGAATCCGGACAGGCAGATCGCCCAGCATGTGAATGCGCTCATCGGCACGCAGCCGGGGGAGCGGGTCATGCTCCCGGATTACGGGGTTCCCGTGGCTGATCTGCTGTTCGACCCTGACGCGACCTTTGTCGCCCAGGAGATCAGTCGTGCCGTAACCACGGCATTCAATACGTATGAGCCCGGCGTGGTGCTCCAGAAGGCGACTCCTATCCCGGACGCCTCGCAGATGTCCCTCGCGCGTATCGAGGTCGACTACATGCGCCGCGAGGCCGGGTCGTCCCCTTCCAGTCTGTCGCTCCAGACCAACACCGCCGTGGTCCGCGTGGGCGGCACCGTAAGCGAGGTCATCAGTGGCTAACCCAGACGTCCCGGCGATCGACTACACCAGCAGGGACTACGAGGGCTTCAAGACCTCCCTGCTGGACTACGCCTCGCGTGCCTTCCCCCAGTGGGTGCCCTCCTCCGAGGGTGACTTCGGCGTGCTCCTGGTCGAGCTGTTCGCCTACCTCGGCGACAGTCTCAGTTACTACGGCGACCGGCTCCAGCAGGAGTCCTTCCTGCCCACCGCGACGCAGCGGCTGTCCCTGCTCCAGATATCCGACCTGCTCGGCTACAGCCCCTCCAACGGAGTCCCGGCCACCGGCACCGTAACCTTCCAGACGTCCAACCCGGGCCCGGCCGTCACCGTGCCTGCGGGCACCCAGGTCGTCACCGACTATGTCGAGTCCATCGACTCGCCGATCACGTACGAGACCGACACCGACATCACAGTGCCCGTCAACGGAGGCACCGCGACTGTCTCGGTCACCCAGGGAGTCACCCGCACCCAGGTGAATGTCGGCACCAGCTCGGGCCTGCCCGTGCAGGAGTTCCGGCTGCCCGACGTGCCCGTCATCGGTGGCACGGTGCGCGTATACGTGGACGACGTCGACACCCTCACCGAGTGGACGTACATCAACTACCTGGTGGACGCCGACCCGTCCGACAGGGTGTTCACGACGTTCCTGGACGACTCCGGTGCGACCTGGATCCGCTTCGGCGACAACATCAACGGAGCCATCCCCACCAACCAGTTGACCATCTACGCTACCTACCGCGTGGGCGGCGGGTCGGTCGGCAACGTGAACGCGGGTGTGGTTAACGCCATCGCCGCCTCGGACCTGCCCGGTGTCACCATCTCCCAGGACTCCGACGGCAGCGCGATCTCCTCGGCCATGAGCGGCGGAGCAGACCCCGAGACCAACGACCAGATCCGGGCCAACGCCCCGCGCATCTTCCGCACCCAGGACAGGTGCGTGACCCTTGCTGACTTCTCCGACCTGGCGCTGACCATCCCGGGCATCGTCCGGGCCAACGCAGTCGCCTCGACGTACACCAGCATCAGCGTGTTCGCCATCGGCTCCGACGGAGGCACCCCGAGCACGACCACGCTCCAGAACGTGCAGTCCACCCTCCAGGCCAAGGCCCTGGCGGGAACCACGGTCACCGTCTCCGGCCCGACCACGGTCGGCGTGAACGTCGGTACTTCCTCCAGCCCGATCGTCGTCGAGTGCTGGCCCCGATACTCCCGGGCCTCCGTGCTCTACGACGTGCAGCAGGCCCTGAAGAACATGCTGTCGTTCGCCAACGTCGACTTCGGTATGCGCCTGACCCTCTCCGACTTCTACAAGGCCATCCTCGCGGTGGACGGCGTGCGCTACGTCGACATCCCCATGGTCGCCCGCGCGGACGCCGCGCAGACCGGTACCGCCGACGTTGTCTTCCGTGCGTGGGAGATCCCGAAGGTCGGCAACATCTCCAACATCACCATGACCGGAGGGATCGGCTAATGGCCGCCGTCTACCCGAAGCAGTACAAGTCCTTCACCGTGCACAAGAACCTGGTGGAGGACATCGACGCGTCGCACGTCAACAACCTCCAGGACGAGGTGCTGGCCCTCCAGCAGACCCTGGGCATCATGCCGCACCAGGACACCGGGCTGAAGATGAAGACCAACACCTACTCCTCCGTGGCGTCCCGGCTCGACGCCATACAGCGTGGCCACGGGATACCCGCGTGCTACGTGTCCAAGACGTCCGACAGCGTCAAGGGCGCCGCGACCAAGACGATCTCCTTCAGCAGGCCGACCACGGCACAGGACCCCGAGGGACTGTTCAACGGGCACTCGATCACCGCCAACCGGACCGGCTGGTGGATCGTCTTCGGCCGTGTCAAGTGGGCCAACGCCACCGGCTCCCTCGCGACAGGCGCCGACCGGCAGATATCCCTTGCGGTCGGTGGCTCCCAGGTGATGACGCAGGACCTGCCGCCGATCTCCGACGGCAACTCCCACATGCACATCGGCTGGCAGGGGTGGGTCACCGCAGGCAAGGCCATCGACCTCCAGGTCTACCACCCGCTGTCCACCAAGACCCTGCAACTTCAGGACATGCACCTGAGCGCGGTCATGATCCGGGAGGCGTGAGGTGGGAACGTACGGCGTCTCCATCTACGGGCTGTCGAAGTACGGGACGGACATCCATCCTGACTTCGACGTCAGCCCGTTCACAGCCACGCCCGTGGACTACTCCACCGTGCTGCTGGACTGGAAGTCCCCGGCCGGTACGTGGGACCGCCTGCGGCTGATCCGCAACCGGTACGGCTGGGCGGTCAACGAGAACGACGGCGAGATCCTGCTCGACCAGGGCCACGCCGCTACCCAGTTCTCCGACAAGGGCGTGGTCGGCGGACACTGGCTGTACTACACGATCTTCATCTCCGCGTCCGGCCAATGGTCCCGGGCGGGCACGGTCTCCTGCCTGATGCCGAAGAACAACGGCTACACCGAGCTGCTGTACAGCCTGGTCCCCGACCACTACAAGGTCGACGTCCAGCCGGGCAACAACGTCACCGACGACTCCAACACGCTCAACCCGTACCTGAACCCGTTCCTGTCGATCTTCGGGTTCGGGTTCGACATGGTGAAGAGCTACTACGACTCCAACCGGTACACCAACGACGCGATGCATACCCGGTTCGACAACATCGCCCAGTTGGCCAACCAGTTCGGCATCCAGTACGAGGCGTCGGCGCCCGCCTACCTCTTCCGGCAGCGCGTGCGCGACGCGGCCACCCTCGGCCGACAGAAGGGCACCCTGGAGCAGATCCGCTCGATCATCTCCGAGACCACCGGCTACGACGCCGACCTGAGCATCGGCGACAACCTCATGCTCTCCGACGACCAGGCCGACTTCGACCACCCAACGTTCCCCCAGTGGGACTCGGGCGTGAACTACGCCTCCGGGGAGAAGGTGGAGTTCGGCTCGTACCTGTACCAGGCGGGCTCCTCCGGCGCGTACGGACAGGCTCAGGCGCCCACCGGCACCAACGCCTCCAACGCGTACTGGACCGTGGTCTCGTATGGCACCGACTCCACGCTGGTCGACGCCAACGGACACGTGGCGGGCTGGGAGGAGATCTCCTTCACCGCAGGCGTCACCCCGGGCACCAACGGCGTCCTGGTGGGCATCGGTGTGCAGAACCCGACCAACCCTGACGACAAGGCAGGCAACGCCCTGTGGGTGCGCAACACCAACTCCGGCGGCTCGGTCGCCACGATGGGTGTGCGCTCCGTCGGCCGACTGGCCGGACAGTCGACGATGGACCCGCAGCAGCCGGTCCTGTTCGGTATCCCCGTGCCCTACACGTGGCAGGCGTGGGACAACAACGTCGAGTACGTGCCAGGCGACATGGTCATCTACCACGGCCGCGTCTACCAGGCCCTCACCGCGTCCCTGAACGTCACTCCGCCGGACACCGCGACGGCGAACGCACAGTGGACTCCGCTGGGCTACGACGACCGCGTGCAGATGTGCCTGTCCGGCTACGCGCAGGCGTACTCCGGCGAGCAGGTCCACGTGTACCCGTTCGTCGAGTACTACGACAGCCACGGCTCCCTGATCACCGCGCTGTACTCGGACGCGGTCCCGGCCTACCAGGTACTGGACTCCTTCTCCCAGGGCTGGAGCGACTGGACCACCCGCACCAGTGACCTGGGCGGCGCCTCCTGGACCGAGACGCTGGGCCAGTGGACTTCCGGCGGCTACTCGGGAGGCGCGGCCTACCCGGTCGGCACCACGTCGTCCATCGCGACCATCACCGGCCACGCCGATGGCACAGTCGCGGGCACCTTCCTGACCAACCCCGGCAACACCCTCAAGCAGGGCGTTGTCTTCCGTCTCCAGGACTCCAGCAACTACTGGCGGGCCGGAAGGACAGCCCTGCACCTGATCCAGTCGGGCGCGGTCGCCGGGACGTTCAACTACTCGACCTCCTTCTCGGACGGTGACCGGATCACGGCCGCCTTCTCCGGCAGCAACATCACGATCTATCGGAACGGAACCCAGGTGCTCACCATCACCAACTCGGCGCTCAGCACCGCCACCAAGGTCGGAATGGCGGTGACCTGATGACGACGCACAACGTCACCTTCATCAACGACGACGACTGGTCACCGACCGTCGCCTTCTCCGGCAGCATCGTCGGCCGCCGGTTCAAGGTGTTCGGCCCGGAGATCAGCGGACAGGTCACCCTCGACGGCACGCTGGCCATCAAGATCCCGCGCCCGCAGCCGCTCGAACCCGAGGCCGGACAGATCTCCTTCCAGGGTCACCTCTCGGCCGGAGTGAAGGCACCCGCCGCAGCGTTCAAAGACTTCTCCCACTACCCGTACGCGGGAGTCGACCCGGCCATGGCGTGGATCGGCATCAACTCCGGCACCCTCATGTCGGCCGCCGCTGGCTCCTACAACCGCGCCTACACCGCGTTCACCGGGCCGGTGGACTACCCCGTCTCCGGTGGCGGCTACGCCTGGAAGCGGGCCGCGTACGCCTCCGTCGGGTTCAAGTTCGCAAGCATGTCGGTGAACAAGCACCAGATCCTCGACGCCGTCCAGTTCGAGGCACTGCCGGTGGGCTCGACCGGCCCGAGCGCCTACCAGAACGCCCGCGAGATCCAGGCCATCATCAAGCCGAGCAGGCTCAACTACGCGAGCAACCCGAACTTCGAGAGCGCGCTGACCGGCTACGGTCCGACCGGCCAGGCCACCCACGCGCTGGACTCCTACTGCTGGCAGGGCACCCAGGCCCTCAAGGTCACCGTGCCGACCACGGCCACGGCCGACAGCGGGCTGTCCTTCCAGGTCTCCGGCCTGATCCCGGGGCGCACGTACACCATGAGCGCACGTGTGGCCATCGCCCAGGGCTGCGGGGACATCACCCCCTGGTCCGGAGCGGGCTCGGTACAGACGGGCGCGGTGAAGTGGACGCAGGCGGCCAAGCGCACGGACCCGGCCAAGAAGCGCTGGCGCACCCTGTACGTCACCTTCACGACCCCGGCGTCCTCGCTGTACGTGGGCATGAACGTGCTCAAGAGCACCATGACCCCAGGCACGGCCAGCATCTTCTGGGTCGACGGCGTCCTGGTCGAGGAAGGCACCGCCGTCCGCGCCTACTTCGACGGCTCGATGGGCTCGGACTACCTGTGGGAGCAGGGCGGAAGCCCCAACCTGGCCCGCTCGTACTTCTACGAGAACTACGTCGAGCGCAGTTACCTCATCCGCACGCTGCTCGAAGAGAATGTTCCTCTGGGAATCACTTCTGCCGTGCCCCAATATGCCGTACTGCCCACCCAGTAATCGCTAACCCGTAAGGAACCCAATGATCACGAACTACGCCGACGCGGCCTCCCTGGCCGTCGGCCTGGTCCTGCCCGCCATCGTGGCGGTGTTCACCAAGCCGTCGACCAACGCCACCGTCAAGGGCTTCGCGCACGCCATCCTGGCCGTCGCGACCGGCTCCCTGGCCGTCTACAAGGCCGACCCCTCGAACTTCGTGTGGGCGCCCGCCGTGATCGCCGCGTTCCTGGCCTGGCTGTCCGGCACCGCGTTCTACCACTCCCTGCTGAAGAAGTACTCCTGGTTCTCCGCGCTCCAGAACCTGTTCGTGTCCGAGGTCGAGGGCCGCCTTAATACCGGCCAGGCCCGCACCATCGAGCAGTACTTCGAGGCGGCACAGGAGGCCGAGCAGGCCGAGGACGCGGCGGGCATCACCAACGACTTCCCCTTGAGCACCGACGTCGTACAGAGCGGCGTGGAGGAGGCCGTCAAGGCGGCCGAGGAGATCCCCGTCGTCGGCACGGTCGTCCAGCACTTCGAGACGGTCGCGGTCCCGGCCATCGTCACGGCAGTGGAGGCTGTCGCGGCTCCGGTCGTCGAGAACTCCACCCCCGCCGTCGCGGTGCAGCCTGGCGTCCTGGGCCCGAGGGCGCTCTGACATGGACTGGTTCCGGCTGCTGCTGATCTCCTTCGCCACCTTCACCGCATGGGAGTGGCTGCGCGAGGTCCTGCCCCTCGCTATCCCGGCCGCCTTGCAGCCGCTCGTAGTTGTGGGCCTGGCCTACGAGGCGCAGCGCCTGCCCGGCCCGTGGCTGACCGCTGTGGCTGCGGCCGGAGTCGTGGCCGTGCTGCACGCACAGGTCAGGGGTGGCGGGTCGGAGACGACCTCGCTGCGCCTGCCTCGCAGGCATCCGTCCACCGGCCGGAGAGTCCCTGACCTGCCCTGATTGTCAAGTAGGAAGAAAACCTCGCTAGACAAGCGGGGTTTTCTTGCTTTTAGAAGCCGTAATGGCTAAGGTCTTCCTTGTTGCCGATCACGGCGACGCCACCACGACACTGGAGCAGACTTGAGCAAGCAGCCCATCACCCTGGCCTTCGCTGGTTCCGCCGACACCGACCCGGAGAACGTCAAGGCCCTGCTGAACGACTGGCTCGGCTTCGGAGACGAGGACGGCGACGGCTTCTTCGAGCCGAGCGACCGCGAGATCAACCTGATCTTCCCGATCACCCGCGAGCACCTGTCCGACGGCCTGGAGACGGTCCTCGCGTGGGCCGAGAAGGCCGACCTCCCCTACGTCGCGGTCGCCGACAACAAGCGCAGCCGCGCCACCGAGGGCATTCTCAAGGACGCGGAAGAGGTCGTCCACGCCAGCAACGTCACCGCCGGGGTCGTCGACCTGCTCAAGAAGGCCGACAGCGTCGGCGACGAGGTCCACGTCATCCTCCTGTGGGGCGACGAGGGCAGCGAGCAGGCCGAACTCCTCCTCGACGCCGCCGAGCAGGCGGGCATCAAGGCCAAGGACCTCACGGCTGGACTCGACGACATCTCCTTCGGTGAGCAGCCGCAGGCCGAAGAGCCGGAGGAGGAGCCCGAGCCGGAACCCGAGCCGGAGCCGGAGGCCCCCAAGCGTGGTCGCCGTCGCGGCCGTCGCTCCGAGCCCGAGGAGGTCGAGCCGGAAGAGGAGCCGCTTACCGAGGACGAGCCCGAGGAGCCGAAGCAGGAGGAGCCCAAGCGCGGCCGTCGCGGTCGCAAGGTCGAGCCGGAGCCGGAGGCCGAGGAGCACCCGGTCGAGCAGGACATCCGCGAGCAGGAAGAAGAGACCCTGGAGCAGCAGGTCAACCAGGCTGCCCAGACGGCTCAGCGCGAGGTCCAGTCGGATGCCGACGTGGAGCACTACGAAGACGCCGTGGTCTTCAACGTACTGTTCGACGCCTTCACCGCCTTCCGGCTGGAAGACGAGCGCAACGCCGTCATCAACGGCGCACCTGTGAAGTACCGGCCGCTGACCGATCGCCTGGCCGAGGCGCTTAATATCTACGCCGACGACTGGAAGAAGGCGGCTGAGGCGGGCGAGCAGGAGAAGGACGCGGCGCCGAAGGATTTGTCGGAAGACGACAAGAAGGACGCGGAGGAGCAGACCTCCGGGCGCCGTCGCCGTGGCCGTCCGCGTGACGAGTCCAAGACGTTCGCCTTCCTGGTCGACGACGAGGGCAACTACACCCGTCGTGGCCGTGGCCGTATCCCGGCCGGACAGACCGTCGTACACCTGACCCGGGCGGAGATCGAGGAGAAGGGCCTCGAACTCGACTCGGAGTGAGTAACGCAAAAGCCCCCGGCGCTGAAGAGGTTCGAGACCTCGATTCACTGCCGGGGGCTTTTGCCCACCACACCCCGAGGCCCACCACAAACCCCGAGATGGGAAGAACCTAACATGTCGAGCCGACTTAATATCAACGGCGGATTCGGAGCCGCCGAGTGAGCATCCTCCGCGTCAAGCGCACCAAGGGATACACGACAATCCCTAACTCGACGCTGTGCGACCACCGCCTGTCCTTCCGAGCCCGGGGCGTGCTGGCCTTCCTGCTGGCCAAGCCGGACGACTGGGAGACCCGCACCACCGACCTGCCCGAGCACGGCAGGGAAGGCCGCGACGCGGTCCGTACGGCCCTGAAGGAACTCCGCGAGCTGGGTTACATGGACCAGGAGCGCGAGCAGTACAGGGACGACGAGTCCGGGAAGTGGCTGTGGCGAACGGTCACCATCGTGCGTGATTTTCCGGAGCCTGAAAACCCGACTTCGGAAGTGGTTCCGGAGACGGATTCCCAGTCCTCGGAAACTAGTTGGGATATACCAACTACGGATGACGGTTCCGGAGACGGGTTTTCAGGCGCTCCCCTACTGTCTAACTACATAACTAGTAGTAGAGATATAGAGAAGACTACGTCTTCTCCACCGCGCCGGGCGGCACGGTCCAATCCTGACCAGGCTGAGGAGACATCACCGAGGCCAGGCGGGAAGGGGTGGGACGCGGTCAAGCCTGTCTACCGGCCGAAGAGGAAGTCACGGAAGCAGCAGGCCGAGGAAGCCGCCCTGGCGGAGAAGGAACTCGACCCGGCGTACGTCGTGGCCCAGGCCCTCGGTGAAGAAGACTCGGGAATCAGCCAGGATGCCCGCCTACCGGCTTCGGATGACGACCTGGCCCCTCCGGTCCGGCGACCTCACGAGAAGCGCTCCCAGCGGCCTACGGAGGCTCTGGCCTCGTTCTTCGAGACGCGGGCCAAGGAGGTGGGTCACCCGGTACCTGGTCTGGTCAACCTCGGAGCACTCTCCAGCAACTTCGGCCGGTGGATGCGTGAGGGCCTGGAACGGGAGACCATCCGGCAGATGATCATCACCTACTGGTCATCCTCCTGGAACCGGTCGGAGAACCACCCGGCCTGGAAGGACTTCCTCGGTGCCCGTGGGCTGCTGACGGAGAGGCTGGGCAAGGCCGAGAACACGATGGAGAAGCACCGGCACGACGAGTCCTTCTGGGACTGATGCCACCAGGGGCGGGCTGCTACGGCGGTCCGCCCCTTACGTCTTCCCAGATACGTCTTTCGAAAGGCGTAATCTGTGGTAGCCTCCTGAGCGTTGAACCACCACCACACAAGGAGGCCACGATGGCGACAGACCCCCGGGTCCACGCCCTGCGGCTCAAGGAGTACGGCATCCCCGCGCACTACCGTCACCTGCGGCTTAATACCGTGGCGGACGCTCCCGAGCGCGCCGCCTGCAAGACCTGGCTCGACGATCTGCGCGACCACTACGTCACCGACAAGCGGCCCCTCACGGAGTACCCCGAGGACTGGTCTCAGATCGGCAAGGGCCTGCTGCTCGTGGGCCCTCCCGGCACCGGCAAGACCACCCTCGCCACCGCCACGCTGCTGGAGGTCTACTACGTCCACCGGCTCCCGGTGCACTGGCTGGCCTACGCCGACTTCGTGAAGGACTCCATCGAGAAGATGGGCCTTCAGGACCGGAGCGAGCCCGAGGCCGTCGCCCGGTGGTGGGAGATCCAGGACAAGATCGTGGCGGCCGAGAAGGCCCCCGTCCTCGTGCTGGACGACGTCGGCAAGGAGCACCGGACCAAGACCGGCTACGCCGAGGGCCTGCTGGACACGCTGCTGCGCCAGCGGCACCGCGAGGCCCGGCCCACGATCGTCACCTCGAACCTCCCGCCCAGAGAGTGGGGAGCGGTCTACAACCCCACGATGGGCTCCTTCATCCAGCAGGCATTCACGCACGTCAAGTTGATCGGGAAGGACCGCCGTGGCTGAGCAACTGACACTGCCATTCCAGGACGAGGTTTTGGTGATTCTCTACAAACGAGAGGCCGAGTCCCGAAGCCTCCGGGCGTACTGGGACGCGCTGGAGTACACCGTCCGCGTCCGCGCGAAGTCCCTCGGCTTCGAGATCAAGCGCTCCCGCCGGGACTCCTGGTACGAGGACGGGCGACTTAATATCCAGCTCCGCGTAGAGGCGGAGCGTCCCTGATGGAACGCGGCGACATCTCCAACGAGGTCGTCCCCCGCCTGGTCATCGCGTACGAAGGCATGCTCGGCGTCCTGCCGGAGAAGCCCGAGGGATACGTGCATGAGCTGGTGGCCCGCAAGTTCGGGCGCCGTGCTCGGCAGGCCAAGCGGACCGTGGACGCGTACGAGATCAACGACGCGCTGGCCCGGGTCATCTGGGACACCGTCTGGCGCTTCAAGTACTCGGTCGACGTCGTCACCTACCTCGGTGAGGACGCTGTCGAGCCGCTGGAGGCCCGGCTGGACGCCGAGGGGCTTCCCATCGGCCGCGTGTGGGCCACGACCCCTGAGCGGCTGGCCAGGCGCCTGCCCTACATGCCGGACGTCGCCGCGATCTTCGACAACGAACACCACCTGATCTTCGGCAGCAAGGGCCGCACCCTGCCCGCTGTCCCCACCACCCTGATAGGGGCTATGTAAGTGGCTGACTTCGAGCGCTTGCTCGTGTCCCGCGTCATCCAGGACAAGGACCTGACCGACGTCGCGGAAGCGGGCATCACCGCCGAGTTCTTCGGCGACCCAGACAACAAGGCCGTCTTCAAGGCGATCCTTCGGCACAAGGCCACCTACGGCGAGATCCCCAGCCTCGCCACCATCAAGACCGACTTCCCCACGTACCGGTTCGTCAAGGTCGAGGACAGCATGCAGGTGCTGACCGACCGACTCCGCGAGCAGCACACCCTGGACCTGCTGGAGCAGGGCCTGGCCGACTCGGTCGACGCGCACGAGGAGGGCAACGCGCTGGCCGCCATGGCCGCGCTGCACAAGACCCTCGCGGACATCGCCTCGGCCGTCCCCAACGCCCGGGACACCGACCTGACGGAGACGGGCCAGCAGCGCCTTGCTCGGTACCTCACGCTCAAGGACCTGCCCGACGGGCTCCGGGGCATCCCCACCGGCTTCAACACGATCGACAGGGCCACCCAGGGCCTCCAGAAGGAGCAGTTGGTCACCTTCGTCGGCCCTCCGAAGGCCGGTAAGTCGACGCTGCTGCTGCTGGCCGCCATGGCTGCCCACCTGCACGGCGAGCGCCCGCTGTTCATCGGCTTCGAGATGAGCAACGAGGAGCAGGAGGAACGTTTCGACGCCATCCGTGCTGGGATTTCCCACGCCCGGCTGAGGAATGGAACTCTCAAGAAGTCCGAGTGGGACAAACTCGAAAGGGCTCTGCGAGAACTGGAGGCTATGCCTTCGTTCTTCCTGTCCTCGGACTCCATGAATGCAACGACGCTTACCGGTGTGCAGTCGAAGATTGACCACATCCGGCCGACGATCGTATTCGTGGACGGCATCTACATGATGCAGGACGAACTCGGCGAGGCTCAGGGATCCAGCCAGGCGCTTACCAACCTCACCCGAGGGTTCAAGCGCATGGCGAAGAACCTGCAACTCCCGATCGTCATTTCCACGCAGGTCCTGGAATGGAAGATGAACAAGAAGAAGGGCATCACCTCCGACTCGATCGGATATTCGTCTTCCTTCGCCCAGGACTCCGACGTCATTCTCGGTG